ATGGGACAAATCGAACAAACCTTACTTGATGAAAATGGGGAATTACCGCAACGTTCAGGCTTAAATTGGGGGCAAAGAGACGGAAGAGAGCCTAATCAAGCATATATAAAAATATCTTCTACTAATTATGGTTTCTTTCCCAGAGATACTCAATTTAAAATTATAACAGAAGATGGTTACTCATTTATTTGCTCTATTGCACAGGAAAATGGAAAAGCTATTCATACACCTAATGATAATTCTGAATTTGGTCGATATTTTCGTGAAAAACTGGGTATTCCTTTAGGAGCTCCTATTAAAACTTCAGATTTAATAAAATACGGTAGAACTAGTATTCATTTTTATAAAATAAACTCAAATATATACAAAATGAAGTTTTAAATGACATTTAAATATCATAAAAAATCCACTCTGGTCAGACAAAGCGGTCTCGGGTCTATGCAGGTGCTATCTGCTTAGGCTGATGTGGTAGAGGTCAGAGCCTACCACATCGCCGCTTCTTTATGTTTACTTGTTACATTCTCAATCTTTGTAGGTAATCGCTTTTACACTCCACATTTGAGCGGTTTGTGCTTCAGTGATTGCCACGCTGGCTAAACGCTTAACCTCTAGTATATTTGTTGAGTTACGTAACTCATTAAGTTGATCAATGATGTCCGCATAAAGCCGTTTGCACTTTGTCACTTCATCGTTATTATCAGGATTAAAAGTTAATCCTACTGCTTTTTGTCCAAATGTTAGATTTCCTTTCATCTACAATTTACTCCTTATGTTTTAATTTAAAAATTGCCGCTAAATGATTCGGAGAAAACCGCCAGCCCTCACAACCGTAATTAATCGCCCTTGCGCACCACTCACTGCAGAAGTATTTATCACGACGTTCTGGAATTAAAAAAATCAATCCTAACGCGCCCCACCAGTCATATTTTTTTCCCTTAGTGAGCTGGTAATAATAGACAACCTGCGACTCGCTTACGCCAGTAAGTGGAATTAAATCCCATTTTCCGTCATCTAAATCAATTACTTTTTTACGTACACCGCCATCCCTGACAGAAGAGCTATAGCATTCGTAATATTCTTCACAGTCATAGCGAGCTGTGAAATTCGCTTGTTTTTTGATTGCAATTTCGCAGTGACTATATTTACCACGCGTAAATTTACGAATTAACCAATCACTAAGTCTGCACCAATAACTATACAGACTATGCCCATCACGCTTGCCTTTATACAAGGCTAAAAATACTTGATCCGTCATTGCTGTGCTTCCGCTAATTCTTGCATTTGTGCAATGATGTCATTGTGGAGTTTTTGCATCTCGTCTAACGTTAAATTTGGCTGTTTTAACTCATATTTCCGCATACGTAATGCCGACATCTTTTCAAGCGTGCTACGTAATTGACCGGCTTGTTTTAAAATAAGCAACGCAGCCGACTTATTATCAATATTGGCAGCTTGGGCAAAACTGACAATATAAACACTTGCATCACCTTGATAATTCTGCTCTTGATACGCCAACGCTGCCTTTTCGCGCTCTTTATATTCGGACTCAAATCGCGTCCATTTTGTAATGAGAGATGAGGCAGTGTTATCAATATCATCAATAAGCTGCTGACGTTTTTCGTTAGCCAACTCTGCTTGTCGCTGTTGATTAAGTACCCACTTTGTACCGTCCCAATCGTGCAATGATGACGGTTTTACCTCAACTTTGCCGTTAAGATAATAACTATCCTGATTGACCAGCTGTGTTTGTAATGCACCGTCATCATCTCGCAAATATAAGTATTCGGGATAATCTGCCCGTGCTTTAGCCTCAAGCTCGTCATAAGTTTTGCCGTGTATCGGCACAACAAACGATGTTTCTCGCCGACCGGTTGCCGGATCAATCACAATTAAATGTATTAGGCTCATACTATTACCTCCTTTTTACGCCTTAGTTTAAAGGAGCGATAAACAAATTGATTTTAAACTGGTTTAAAGATTTAAAGACGGAGGCAATATGAGACTACCAAATGGTTATGGATCAGTATTTAAACTTAGCGGCAGACGTCGCCGCCCATATATCGCACGAAAAACGGTTGGCTATACTGAAAGCGGAAAGCAGATTTACAACATAATTGGCTATTTTGAAACAAAAGAAGAGGCATTGACCGCACTTGCAAACCACAATCAGCAAGATAAGCCGGAACCCAGCATAACATTGGCAAAAGTGTACCAACTCTGGTATCCAATCCACGCCAGACAAGTGTCAAAGTCGACAGCAGAAAGCTATCGCAATAGTTATAACCATCTGTCTGCGATTATCACAATGCCAATCCACAAAATTAAGTATCGGCATCTGCAATCTATTTTAGATGGTATGAAAGAAAAAGGATTATCATATGCGAGCTTAAAAAAAGTAAGATCATTGATAAATCAGCTGTTTGCACATGCTATCATTAATGAGTGGGTTGATCGCAGTTATGGGCAATATTTGCAAATGGGAAAAACACGCCTGTCTATCCACATAAAATTTTTACGCGACAACAAATCAATAAGCTATGGCAATGCCAAACAACAGACACTGATTTAGCATTAATCTTACTTTATAGTGGGATGCGAGTCGGAGAGCTGTTGCAGCTACGCCGCAGTAATATCAACTTAAAACAAAAATATTTTGACATCACAACGTCAAAAACAAAAGCAGGTATTCGCATTATCCCAATCCACCCTCGTATTTTACCAATTGTAGAACGGCGGCTTCAGAAAAAACAGAAATACCTGTTTGTTGACGAAACTGGTCAACCTCTAACTTATGCCAAAGCAGCAACGCAATTTGCGAAAGCAATGCAAGCAATCCGAGCAAAACACACTACACACGACTGTCGCCACACAGTAGCAACTTTGCTTGATGCTGCCGGTGCCAACAAAGTTGCACGCGACAGATTGCTGGGACACGCATCAAATAATGTCGGAGATAGTGTTTATACGCATAAGACATTGATACACTTGCGAAAAGTGATAAATTTGCTCAAATAATGTAGTTAATCGTGTTTTTAACCTGCCTTTAAATCGCTTTAAACAGTGATTAAATCACCGTTTAAAGCGATTGTTATTTGTGTGTTACTGGATAAAAAAATCAGTAAAAACCCAGCTTTCCCTGCTGATATGATTACCCAAGGGGGAGATTTAGGCAGCAATCTCATTAATAATAAAAGCTCCGTTAATTTACCAATTACAGTTAATATAATTGTCTATGTTGGAGCAACAGATTACGACTATTCTGGAAATCCTTTTATTTATAATATTTATGATTTAACAAGAAACTCGTTTAAAATCTATGCAGAACGCCCCAGACCTGGACTAGAAGCACGTATTTGGGGGAAGTACCTCTGCATAGCTTTTTAAGTTATGTGATAGCTATCCAATACCAACGCATAAATAACGCTGCAAATCGCCAGATCCGCTTGACAAAAAACATACTTCAGTGGTGTTATTTGCTTTAGCCACATTCCAGCCGTAAGCCCACAAAGGTGCTTTTGTTTGACTTCCGTGTTCCGCTTGATAATTTATTGCCTCTAACATTAGTTTTACAGCAATTGGTATTTTTACGATTTTATATGTTTCGTTTAATAACAGTTCGAAACGTCCCCCTTGGCTACTGCCCAATAGAAAGTACAAGTGCGTCAGCTCCTACATTAAAAAATATAGCTCGAATTAAATTGACATCACTGCTAGTGTCTATTGTTCCAACATCACTTTTTGATAGTTCCATTAAATTTACATAAAAACATTTATTGGGATACGAAACGGGAAATATGAATACGCCAGACGACTTTAATATATATCCCCCTTGGCTAGACGCCGGCGCAAAAATATCGGATGGCATAACGCTCTCCATAACCGTTATTTGCACTCCGTAGCATTACTGTTGTTTTATTTTTGGCTCTTGCTGTATACAACTCTGTTGTAATGGCTACAGATCCACCGCTATGCATCCCAACGATAGTATAATTGTAGTTATTAAATGGGATGGCAAAGGTAATATCACAGTTACCTTTATTATTTGTGAGTGCAGTTCCCCCTTGGCTAGGCTAGATGCCAACAGAAAACCATTCAACAAAACCTACTTTAGCGCCTCTGTAACCTTGATATGATATTATGGCAACATATGTATTTTCCATTTTTTCCACGTTAGCATTTTCTGCAGTTTGCGAATAGCCAGTATCGCTGGCGTTTGCACACGCAAATAAGTTAGTAGCTTTATATCTTATTGGCAGTGTCACAACTGTAACATTACCAACAGTTTCAACCGATCCTCCCTTGGATAATAAGATTCCCAAAAAAAGGTCCGAAGCAAATATACCATGCGTTAGGGTTGGTAAAATTATAAGTAATTCCCAACGGTGTTGTGCCGGCATTACCCCACGTATTCACTATGCTTTGGAAGCCTGACGCATCACCTTGTGCGAGCTTTATCAATGCATCAAAAAGAGAAGATAGTTTTTGATTACCGTTACGATTCATCACAAAATCGGCTGCACGCAAAACACCTGTCATTGTGTCCCCAGCTTTGCTCACTTTATTTGCTGCTGAACTATAAGCTGACACCGCTTTGTCATAAGCAGTCTTAACCGCCTTAGCGGTTGCCGCAAAAACAGAGGAATCCTGATTAACGCTATCTGTTAATTGCACAATGCCACTGGTCGTTAAGCTGCCTTTATCAATCGCGTGTGTATGGCTGGTTGAAGTGACGCTGTTTGTGGTTGATGCGGTAATGCTTGACGGTGTACCCATCGCGATAGTTCTATTCGCATTAATCTGACCGCCACCAGTTAAGCCGTTTCCAGCAGATATATTGGTAGTTGAGTTAGCTTTACCTGCCGCCAAATTATAAGCTGACACCGCTTTGTCATAAGCAGTCTTAACCGCCTTCGCGGACGCCGCAAATAAACTTGATGCAAAATTAACACTGTCCGTGAGTTGCGTAATGCCGTATCTTGATGTTGATGCTTTTTCGATTTCGTGAGTGTGCCCATCTGCCGCCACTGCATTTGTCGTATCGCCGGTAATTTTCTTCGGTGCGCCTTTACTAAATAACTCAGCAATTTTGGCTTTAAGCCATTGTGTGCGGTTTGCTAACTGCTTTTGCGGTTTATTTGAGAGACCGTCCTCGCCACCAACCACGGGGTCGTTTTCTTCAATGCGATAAATCTCATTTTCCCATTTGTTTTCTTCTTTTAATCCTGCCATTTTTGTCTCCTTTTTAAATTTTTTATTAGATTGAGCCGTGGTTATATGCCCCGTTATAAGTGGCTTTGTTATTATAGAGCAACGGTGCAGATTTATAATCTAAGATGCCAAGCACACAGCGTGCTGGGGCGTAACTGCGTAAAGTTTTTCTAATTTCTTCTGCTTGATCTTTGGTGATAGGTCTTGAGAGCTTAATGCCGTAATACGCCCATTTGTCAGCCGCTGGAATTGCAGCAACAGATTGGTTAGAGCTGTAATCGCGTAAGATAAGCCCTTCGTCAATCTCAACCTCGCCATAACCTAGCTTGCGTAATACCTCGCGGATACTGTACGGTGTACCTTTATAACGGTGTAATTGCACAGCATTATTGATTAATACAGACTTAGATTGATCTGTTTGCGCTGCAAACATCCCGTCATAGCCTGTCATACTCCATTTTTCAGCAAGTAGTGGCATCACATCATCAGGTAATAACTCAACTAATGTTGTCATAATTTGACGTTTCTCCGTCAGGTCGAGACGTTTGCCAAGTTCACACAACGCCACAAACTTATCACTTGCAGCAATGATTGTTGGATACTGTAAATTAGCCATCTTGCCGCACTCCATTTACATTAATAGTAACCGCGGTGCAGTTTGCCCATTCCGTTGCAGCCACCACCATTTTCGCCGGCTGATTAATCACAACGTCATAGACACCCTCAACCCGCAACACTTGCATTAACGCACTCGGCACCACATCCATTCCCAATTTGCGAGTGCGGGTAGAGAGATAACTCAGTAACGCATCTCTGGCTTGTGTCTTCACCACGTCTTCGCGATAACCTTGCAACAGCGTTAATTCAGCGATAATTTGATAGCTTCGCACCGTTGGAGACTTCACAGTAACCACATCACAAAGTGGTCGGCGAGTTTCGGCGGAGAGATATTGATTAATTTCATTTTTCAGGCGTTCATCCGGTACACCGGTGACGGTAAGTGGGTAAATATCGACTTTTCCGCCTGCTGGAGTAATCACAGCAACATCAACAATTGCTTGTGAAACTGAGCGAGTGTAATAGTCATAAGCAGCAACCGAACCACAAGTGTTAAAGGCTTCCGGTGCGGCTAAAATCCGCAAGCGATAAGCATCATCATCTTCCTCTTCAATGCCACCTGAGGTGATGTCAATATTGGTAACGGTAACCTCTTTGTCGGTGGCGAGTTTGCTTTTTAAGGTTTTAACACGTCCGATTTCCCAGCCATTTCCAAGTATGCCAGTAACCGTAGCTTCTGCTTCAACTTCGACATAGCTAATTAACGGCGTAATGACGTCATCAGCAATTGTGACAAAACTAAGTTGGTCAGTAACTGCGACCACTGTGCCTTTAGGAATTAAAATAGATTGATGCTCACCGGCAACACTAAAACGCAACACACAACGTGCCGCCTTATCACGCAAGCGATAACAACCGAACGGCTCACCACATAAATCGAGGGCTAAGCCTGTGGCGTACTGAGGAAACGTCTGTAAAAAGGCTTCATTAATCCCTTTGCGGATTAACAACTCACGATAGGCATAAGTTTGAATAATCGAACGCTCAATATGTGCTGGCTGTAAGGTTTTGCCAGTACGCTGTTCGTAGTCCGCAATCGCTTCCGCTAAGATGACTTTTACGTCATCTGCAATAATTTTGACGTCTTCTCTGGCTTGACTAACCATAGTTCACCTCAGTTTGATAAATTTGTCGCTCCACGTCATCACGTAAGCACCAGCGAATATCAAAATAAAAGTGCGGTGCTTCGCCAGTAACATTGACGCTTTGCACCACAATCCGTGTTTCCCAGCGTTCTAACGCCGTCCAAATTTCACGCACGATATTTGGCACTGCCACATCAAACGGCTGGTCGATGTAGTCAAAATGATTGCTACCAAACTCGGGGCGCAAAATGTCGCTGCCCTTTCGGGTAGCCAAAATATTGCTGATACATTGGTGGATATCGTTTTCGCCGGTAATGGCGATGTTATCACCAAGTTCCGGCGAGAGTTGCCAATGGATATGGGTAATTTGTGTCTTCATAGCCCTGAGAATACAGGGCGGAGAGAAAAATTGATTTTAAAGGGCTTTAAAGATTTATGCTGGCTTGCCGGTCTTAGACGGCCCACTAGCAACATTGACGTGGACGTGGTTTTTAAGGCTAACACCATCGGCAATCACATCACCATTTTTAACCGTTACTGTGCCATCATACACATCAACAAGACTGTCATTAACGATGATTTTGCCTGCGGCGTGAATGGCAATATCACCAGTTTTGCGGTTATGCTCGATTGTTGTGCCATTGCTAAATTTTTTCATCCAAATGTCGTTACTTGAAGCTGGAGCTAGGTCTTGATTGTTGTAAATCGTGCCAAGCACACAGCCACCTTCACCACGCGCGTCAAGCAAAATAGCGACCAATTCACCCACATCAGGCAAACAATAAAACTGATTACCGCCGGCATTCGGTGTTAAAAACGACAACCACGCCGTTTCAAAATCTTCCAGTACTGGAATTGTCGCTTTGATTTTATGTCGTTTAGCATCCACTTGTGAGACAATGCCTTCTTGATAAGTCGCTGCAAAATTATGGGTTGGTGCTTGTGTCATTTGCTATCTCCTCAATAAATTCTAACATTCGGATTTCAAGGCTAGTGGTATAGCCGTTTGAACGGGTAAAGCTATGATGTGCGGATTTAATCAAATACTTGCCGCTAAACATCCCCATTTGTGTCAGCATAATGGTATTGCCGGCGACCAGCTTCGGATTACCGATAACAGTAATATCGCCAGCTTGTTGATCATCATTTTGCTGATGCAATGCGGCTTCTGCTCGTGCATTTATCTGTTCTTGACTCTCGCCTCGTGTTACCACTTTTAATGTATCTTCATTGCTAGCTTTCGCTTGTTTTTTGTTCGGGCGTTTGCTTTTAGTCTGCCGTTCGGCTTTTATTGCTTTTTTCTCATCGGTATTAAAACCGGCAATCTTCACCTTTTTTACTGCGTCTTTTATGCGATCACGCAAGCGGATAGCGATCGTTTGCGTTAAATCTAGCGTTGCCACGGCTGCACGTTGTTCGAGGCTTTGCATTGTGGTAAAGACCAATGTTTTACCGACAATTTTAAAGCTGTGGTTATATTCGTGAGCAAGACGCGTCAAAAACTCAACATCTCGCTCTTGATATTGCGTGACGCGCTTAATCGGAATATGAGCGACTGTGCCACTGACATTGAGTTTTAAGCGTCTTGCCACCTCACGCACAATCGCTGCTAACGTGGTGTTTTCATACGCTTTCGGCTTTAAGGTGCGATTGGCTTTGCTGATACCCGTACTTAACGCTCGCAGCGTCACCACTGTGCCACTTTGACGGTCATATAACCACTCAATCTCATCGATCTCAAACGCGCCAAGATTGACCAACGGTGTACCAACATACCCCAATAGCAGCCGCAGCTCATCGCCTTGTGTGGGGAACCAGTTACGGATCCATTTGCCCTCAATATCCTCAAAGGTCACCTGCAATTCGTCCGATTGATCGGCGAGATAATCGGTGTAACTGAGTTCTTTTAAATAGGGCTTAACATCAGTCGTGATGTTACTTTTGCCGTAGAAGAGTTGAAAGTCGGGTTGACTGACGGTTAAATTCATTCTGCCTCCTGCATCCACGGCGGCAAATCCGCTTGCGAATCGGTTTTCACCTGAATAATCGGCACATATAAGGTTTCGCCACGTGGCAAGACTTCGCAAAATGAGAGGTGTGGGTTAGCGTTCATTAAACGGTTGATTTCACCTACATCGCCGTAATAGCGATAGGCAAGTAAATCCCAACGTTCGCCTTCGCTAATCGTGTGCTGAATCACTTTATTCATCACGCACCTCGCCGTTACTATCTTCGCGTAACACAATCCACGCCGTCATTTGCGTTACAGGTTCGCTAAGGCGTTCAAGCACTGTATCACAGCTGTCTAACGCTTTCACACCAACATCGAACCATTCACTTAGTTTACTGTCGTTTAAACCTTGTTTAAACGCACTTTCAAAGACGTTTAAATTCTCCGCAATTTCAGCGATGTCACGGAGAAAATATTGCGTTCCCGTAATCCCTTGAGTTAACGCATTAAAACTATTGGATAATCCTAGCATTTCACCAAGTGGCCCTATCGATTTACCCACACTATCTAAAGCGAAGGGTAATTGTGTTAAAGCAGAAAGTGGATCTTGTGCTAGCGTTTTAATCAATGTTACTGTATTACGCACATCATTAATTACACGTTTTGTCTGTTGATAGAGCTGCACGCCTTTAGTGATTAACGCCTTAGTTTGATTAATCGCTTTCACCGCACCAGCAGGCAACAATGCCCCCAGCGGCGAACTACTCCCTAACTGCAACGCTAATCCGAGTACGTCTTGACCTTGATCTCCCACAAATTCTCTCAGTGTCAATGAAATATCACGTGCTAACGTATTACCCCGACCGTCCGTATAAAGTGCTTGGCTTTGAATATCAGTAATAACAAAGTAGCCTTTAAACTTGCTGAAACCTAACACCAAAGCCAGTGCCTGTTGATTTTCTTTAGCCAAAATCAGTTCTTGATAGCGTTCATCAACGGCACCTAACATATAATGCAAGTTAAGTGTTAATGTCAGTTCAGTGAGTTCATTGCCCATTACCTGCAACCGTGGGCGACCGCTTAGCACATCGTGTTGGGTATAGGTCGCACTGTGTTTTTCATCCAACGCTGTCGGTGCATTTAACAAATCAAAGGCGATATGCCCTAATAACGCATAACTCATTAGTAAGACCTCCGCATTTTTTGATCTACCACACGATTAATCATCTGCTCAAATTCTCGTAAACTCATCTGTAAGCCTTGCTGTACTTGTTCAATTACGCCTTGCCCAGACGCACCATTGACATTAATGGTTGGGTTAAAGGTGACTGTAATCGCATTATCTTTGGTTTGCTCACGAACAGCGACATTTCGCTGTTGTAATGCCTCTTGTAAAGGTTTTGGCTTTGATTTTTGCTGCACTGATTGACGTAACGATGATGGTAAATAACTTGCTGTTAATGCCGCAGTCGCCGCATCGGCAGCAGCACGATTAACAGTATGCTTGCGAACAGTGCTTTTTGTTTTTGCAGATAAAGTGGATTGTGCTGTTTTTACTGATGTCACTTGTGGCAGTTTATTTGTGAGTGCCAATGCAGTTTCAATAGCAGGCACAGATAACGCTTTTGGCATAGCTTGCTGCATTTTTTCACCCATACCACTCACCGCATTAGCGGCTTTCATCGCTGATTTTGCTACTCCGATGACTAAGCCATCCACTGTGTTTTCACCATAGCCCATAAATACCCGACTTGGCGAGTGAATGCCGAGTTTTTCCGTAAACCAATTTTTGACACTGTCGCCGAGTTCGCTGACCGTCTGCTTGGCACTCTCCCAAGCCTGATTAATCCCGTTTACCAATCCGTTAATGATGTTTTTACCAAACTCGGTAAAATTATTAGGCAAATCAATGCCAAACCACGACAACACACCGGCGAAGACTTTGTAGAATAAGCCTAACGGCGACCAATTAAGAATAGTGGCAGTGATGTTACCGATGCCGGAATTAAAAAAGGTTTTGATATTTGTCCACAAATCACTAAAGAAAACTTTAATCGGCTCCCAGTATTGATAAATTAAGTAAGCTCCGAGCGCAATTGCCGTCACCGCAAGACCAATTGGGTTAGCAAGCATTGCTCGCCCCAAAAAGAGCACTGCTTTCCCTGCGAGGTTAATCCCCCTAAGCAACCCGCCACCAAGCACTTTTGCTAATCCCACCAATCCGCTTTTCATTGAAGTGACCACCCAGCCAATTCCTTTACTGAAGCGAGAAAAACGCGATACAGAACCTGTCAAGCTATCTACTGCTTTGGCAGCTTGATAGGCTTTAAGTAATTGCATTGGGAGTTTAATTGCTGCTGCAATAGAGAATAAACCGCTAAAAGCAAAGCGGAGTGCGAAGACGGCGGTGCTTAATGATGCTAATCCCATTGCTGTCGCTACACCCCATTTGATTAACGATTTATGCTTTTCAATCCACGGCGCAAGTGTGCCTTCAATGAAATTTTGCGCCGTATTCGCAAATGACTTAATATCCTCAGCAAATGCTGAGCCAAACGTGCCAACCGCGCTTTCCCAAACCCCACCTAACGCTTCTAACGCCGAGGATAGTGTTTTGGTTTTTTGTGCAATACGATCTTCGAGGCTAGCTTGAGCTCGCATTTTTTCAAGCATTTCATTTAACCCAGCTACACCTTTTTGAGCCAAAATATCTGCTAGTCGCCCACCCTCAATTCCAAATAACTCTTCTGCAACTAAACCTACTCCTTCATCACCAAACTTTTTACGAATTTGTTCAAATTTCGCCATCTCGGCGATCATTGCATCAATCCCTTTGAAGTTACCCTTTTTATCCCAAAATTCAAACGTAACACCAGCTGCATCCATCATATCTCGTGCTTCCGCTTTCATTCCCTTTTTAGCTGCCGCAAGCATTTTCGGTCCTTTGTTCATTCGGGATAACATCATATTAAAACCCGTTCCAAAGGTTGAACCCTCAAGCCCTCTTTGCCCAGCCATCCCCTCAATTGCAAGAATTTTCTCTGTATTTTCTGCGCCTGTAAGACCTAGAGAGTTCACTTTAGGAGCATAGTATTTCATTGATTCATACACTTGAGCCTTATTTAAACCAGCTGCATACATTACTCGCTGTAAATAATCAGCAGCTTTACCCAGCTCTGCATCTTTTAAACCGTGAGACTCCATAAACTTAGCAAGAAACTCACCGCCTTCAAATTGATCCATCTCAAGCAACACATTCAATTTAGCTGCAGTTTTAAACGCCCCACCAAGTAGCACTTTCTCGGATATCCCTTGTTTTTGCAATGCACTGGCTAAATTATAAAAATCCTTTCTTGTACCAGGTAAATCCGTGCCGAGTTGATCTGCTATCTTGCCAATCTCATTAAACTTACCAAACGTTCCATCGGCTTTCATCATGGCAATTTTGAGATTATTTGCCGCTTCCTCTTGCTCAATAAATGTCTTGACCGTTGACCAAACGGGTAATGCAATCGCTGTTGCTGTCGCACTACTTTTTATAAAACCGCTGGAGAACTCTTCACGCTGAGCTTTACGGGATAGCTGTTTGTCCATCGTTGCTTGTAATCGTTGCTGTGCTTTTTCAGCGCGTTCAATCGCAGCTGTAAATTGTTGTTGCTTAGCTGTGGCACGCCCAATGAATTGTTGCATACGCTCATAACGACGTACCAATTTAGTGACATTTTTATCTCCGGTCGCATAAGCCAGTGAAATACGATGCTGTAACGTGAGTTGTTTTTGTTGTGCTCGTTCAATACGTGTGCCAAGTCGAGATTGTGATTGATAGGCTTTAGACAGCCGATCACCCAAGCCTTTGACACTCTTTTGCGCTTGATTAAAGGTAGCCTTAAAGCCACCGCCAAGTGCAGCACCAATCACTAAACCAATCGCTAATTCTTTTGCCATTTATATGATCCTGTGGTAAATATAGGTTTAATAACGCAATAGCAAGGAGCATAAGATGTTCGATGAAATAATTGACTTATGGCGAGGCGGTTCAATTTATGAACGCACAGGAGCTATCTTACTTTGCGTGATAATCTTGTGCGTCTTTAGTTATTTTGGTTATCTCACCATAATAACCATTGTTGATTACGGCTGGATGATAGGAATGATCGTTGCAGTTGTTTTAAGTCTGTTTATCGCGTTACTTACCGTACTTGCCAGTCCAGCTCTAAGCTTGTTACTTATCGTGATTGCTGGCTTGGTACAGGCTGTTGTCAGCCTATGTCAAGCCATTTATCGTTTATTGAAGCGGTGAAGCATAACCAGCTTTAATTTGCCGTTGTGCTTGAGCAAGCCACGTTTCTAATTCAGATAACGTCAATCCCTCCAACTCAGCAAGCGTAAACCCGAACCACCATTTTAAATCCGCCAATATCGTCATTAACGCTTCATCATTCGGCATCATCACCGAACAGAAACGAGCTTATCTTGCGATAATCCTTCCAAGTCATCTGATCAATGTCTTCAACTGTTAACCCACAACAGGCGGCAATCAGAATAATTTCTCGCTCTTCATTGGATTTTGCTAACTGTGCGGCACGGCGAAAATCCTTGACAAGCGGTTCACGCACTTTTACTTCTTCTAACGCTATACCGTCTGCTAAGGTAATTGGGGTGGATAAACGAATCACGTTAGTTAATGCTTCAACTTTCATAGACATAAAAAACTCCTTAGTAGGTTTGGTTAATTTCTACTAAGGAGTTTACTTAAACAGGTTTAAATTTGATTTTAAAGCGCTTTAAAGATTTTTATTGACCAATATTGGCACGGTATTTTTGTAAAATATCTTGTCCTGCAACACGATATTGGTTACTGAAGGCGTCATAGAACAGCACTTCTTTGCCATTGATCATTTGCTTCACTGAATGCACCTGAAACGTCATCGGATATTCAGTTGGCTCTTTCTTGTATTCACCAAGATTGACCTTGCTAAACATCGCATTTAATGTCAGCACCAACGGCACTTCTTCCGCCATACCCGCAGCATTAAAGACTCTTACATCTGCACGCACCATCAATTGTGCCGTTTTAAACGGATTGCTGGAAATGGCTGCTACTTCTGGATAAAAACCGTCCCACGTCACCTCGCCCTCCAACGCATTCACCTTGCTCGGCAATTTAATCACTCCCACTAACCCTAAATTGTCGTGTTCGGTAAATTCCACTTCAAATTCAGGCAGTTTAATCGTTTTCGCTTTGCCAATTAAGCTATTGCCGTTGATATAGACGTTAGCGTTATCGACTTGATTAATTACCGCACTCATTATTGACCTCCTGATACTAAGTTAACGAGATATTTACGCGTTACAATAGAGTTATTAGTAATGCGCTCTGCTGGGATTTTCGGTGTAAAGTCATATTGCAATGGCACCTGTCCTTGACTAAAGGCATCAACGAGATTGGCATCAGGGTCAAGACTGACACTATAACCCACAATGGATTTTAAGGTGCTCAAATAGGTTTCCACTGTCCCAATAAGACTGTCTAACAACGCTTCATCAATCGGCAAATCCATATATTGCAGCTCAACGCGACGAATACTTTCGTCAATTAAATCGGCAGTGCGTTGGACGGTTTCAAAGTTACTGATATGGGTAACGGTCGGATAGCACGCGAGGCGGTTACCCCACATTCTAAAGCCCGTACCAAAACTATTAAATACGGTAGTAATACCGACCGCATTTAAGCGATTCGTTTCACTTTGCTTGTCATCAATGCGTGCAGTGAGTGGGACTTCTACCCCGATAACGCCTTTTAATTGACGGTTAGAGATACTGTACCAATAACCTTTCTCCACATCGGTGAGCATTCGTAAGCCTGCCGCGTGTGTGGCTAAACTCTCTAATGTGTTACGTTCGCCAATGACGTGCGGATAAAAGAGTTCAGTGCGGTCAGAACTGGTTTTAAAGTTAATTGTCCCTTCTGGGCCACGTCCGGCAATTGCTTGAGCAAAGGTGGTGCCTTGTGGTGCCTGCACATACGCTACTGCATTTAATTGACTTGCGAGTGTTTCAAGCGATGCCGTCATGGTTGCTGTCGCATCATATTGTGGACAGATTAAAATCTTCGCATCTGTACCGAATAAGTTAAACCCAGCACGTAACATCTCAAAGCCCGTCCGCTCGCCAGTGCGTGTATCAACTCCACCGCGTAAATCCGCTTCGGTGACTTTGGTTGGGTCGGCATAGCTGTAAGTTGCTGTGACATTGGTTTTATTGGCAGTAAAACGAATTTCCCCAGTCAGCATATCTGCGTTGTAGTCCGTACCGGCAACTAACGCGTCTCCGCCGGCTTTGATGGTTAAGTTAATTAAGCCTGCTTGGACTGTTGTTGCGGTTAATGTATTTTCATCCAGCACCAATACTTCATCCGTCACTAATGTACTATGCTTAGTTGGATCTAACACATTGATCACATACACTTGTCCTGCTGCATAACGACTTAATATATCCAACGCATCACAAAGCGAATAGCCTCGGTCTAAAATATTACCGAATTGAGCAAAGTCTTTTTTCGTGATACAGAGTTTGAGGGCATTGACCTCGCCAACGGGTGCAGTGCCGACAATCCCGACAATCGCCCCGTCCACCTGACTAACGGGAACACTACCACCATTTTCGCGAATGGTTTCTGAACCGTGATGATAAGCCATATTAAGTTGTCTCCTTTTTTGTGAGTCTTGGGTCGAGCGGTTGCCCGTTACGGCGGACGATCACTTCGACCAATTTTTGTAAATCTTGTGTTTTTGTTTGTTGCACTTGTACGGTGTCGACTTGTAATACCAACTGATACTGCCAAACGCCACTTTCTTCGCTATCAAATTGCTCGCTAATTAAGTAGCACTCGCTGCAATTTGGCGGCTGAAAGCCCACCATTAATCGCCTGAGTTGGTCTAGCAGCAACAACGCCCCGTTATCGTTATGCAAGTTACGACTGATTACGGTGAGCATAATACGTACCGTGCGAGATTGACTGATAATGTCAGAGGCACGCAATTTGCCAAATGTCGAGCCGACATAACCAATCAACACTACGCCATTAGGGTGCGCCAGATAATAATCACTTGGGTTATCCGGCATAAGCTCAACTTGCCAATCAGGTAACGCTTCTGACAAATGTTGCTGTATTGCGGTTAAAATCGGTAACGTTGCTGACATCAGTAACCGTCCGTATTGAATTTGCTTGCCGCACGCACTTTAAACTCACCGCTATCAGGCAATAAGTCATCAACACGCGTCTCATCTAGCGCTGTTACCCCAAGATGCAGTTTGCCTGTGGCAATCTGCTCTAACTCTTTAATTGCCTGATGGTAAGTTTCCTTGACCGTTTCAGGCATTTTCATTTCTGGACGACGGGCATAAAGCCAATAACGAGCCAATGATAAGCAATGCTGACTAATGACCGTTGGGGTTTCCGACAACGGTAATAGATAACGAGAACGTAAGGCGGCATCAATGCGTTCACTAGCCACTTGAATCGCAGTATTAATAACAGGTAAGGCAATCTCTGTCGCTCGACTGTCATCATTACTTAGTTGGACTAAGATATTGCGACTAAACGCTGCTACTAACATTTCTGCCGTGATATACATTATTTTTCCTTTTTATCTGTTTTTTCAGTTGCTTCCGCTTCCTTCGCTTTTGCCTCTGCTTCCTTCGCTTTTGCCTCTGCTTCCTTCGCTTTTGCCTCTGCTTCCGCATTGGCTTGTTCTACTAATGCTTGTGCGATGGCTTCTGCTTCCGCTTTTGCTTTTTCGAGTGCTTTCGCATCTTTTAGCGTGACATACACAGCTAAACGATGATATTCCGCTTCAGTGAGCGAGATTTCCTCGCCCACGTCATAGCGCTTGCCGTTATGTAAGATGGCAGTGTGAGCAACCACTGCGGTTAATACGGCTTCTGTTTGTTTGGTCGTACGTGCCATTCCAACCTCCTAAGCTAAGCAGTCTTTAATCAGATAGCCGGCAGGTTTACCGACCAAGTGCGGTTTATGAATATCGGTAGTGCGGATTACTTCCAGTTTGCCGCCATTTTCCACATAGCGGTCAACAAATAAGCCACCTTTGCGACGTACGGTATAACCGTAACTTGGTTCGTAAACCGTGCCTTTTTTCTCGGTAGAACGTGGCGCGACATACGCTAACACAATGGTGTCTGTCCAAATATCTTTTAGCGTGCTGGATTCTTCATACACCGCCTCGCCAATTTTGACCGTATCGACATCAATCAACTTAGCAAAAATCTCTGGTGTGATAATGCCAGTTTGCACATATTTGATTTTTTCAATCACTTTCGGATGCTCTTTTAACACCTGCCACACATCACCGGCGATAATGCAAACATTGGCTTTACGACCGATAGAACGTTTAATGGCACGTTTTGCCATATCAAAGACCGTAAACGGATCTGAATTGGCGTGGCTAAATTGTGATTCACCAGACAGCACAATTTTGTTAGTGCTGTCATAATTGGCTTCGTTTTGCGCGACATCAGCAATCTCTTTTTCACGCCCTAAGGCAATGACATCTTGCGTTGTGTTGAGGGCGAATTGACGTAAGCTAAAAATTGCCTCGTTTTCTTCACGATAGTCAATTGCATATTCAACATCGTGTTCTTCCAAAGCCACATCAATTGCACCAATGTCCTCAGGCTCTAAGCGATTCGACGCGCCACGTAAATTACGCACAGTGGACGGCAGGCGGAACGCTAAGCGTCCAAAGGTTGGGATTTTGCCCGCTTCTTTGTCAATTTCGACTACCGGCATAAGCGTTTCGCCAATCAGCTCGTTGTTGTAATAACCTTGTGCCAACTGGGTTAATACGGGGTCTTGAACACGTAATTTTGCTAAATTGTGTGCAGTCATTAATTGTCTCCTTTTAGTTAATTATTGGTTAATTGCGTTAAACGCCTCAACATAACTGACGCTATGAGCTTTCATATAGGCTCGGACTTTTTTGTCCATCTCAATGCTTGCCGGGTCAGTACCTTCGGCATATTCCACGCTGTCATCTTTTGGTTCAGCGACCTTGTCTTTGGTTGCCACTTCGGCAAACTCAACCGACTTCGGCAGTTCGGTTAAAAACGCTTTTAAACGCTGTTTAAAGTCATCTTCCGAAAATTCAGTACTGTCATGCTCTGTATTCAGCAATGCGAGCGCAGCCTCTTTCTGCTTCGATGAGAGCTTGCCTTCCGCAACCAAACTTTCCGTAAACGCTGCATTTTCCGCGTGCATTTTTTCGCGCTGTGCTTGGGCTTGCGCAGCTTTTAGCTGTGCATTTTCAGCTTCAAGGGCTGCAAGACGTTGCTTTTCTTGTTCCGACATAGTTCCTCCTTCATTTGGTTTCTCATCGGGTTCATTAAAAATAGGTGAGGGCGGTGTGTCATAAATTTGCTTTACTTCTTCACGCACCGCATCTTCTTGTAAGCTTTGCACTTGCCACGCCGGCAAAACGCGGTCAGCCTCATCAAGACTAAATTTTTCAATAAGAAAATCGCGCAACCGTTGCCACAACGAGGCATTTGTCCAGTCGCTAAACTCAACAAATTCGGTATCACTGTCGGCGAACATCGGATCTTTTAAGCCTTTCACCGCCGGCGGCATCGCCCCCAAAAAACCGACGTGGCGTAAATAAAAACCGTCCGGTTTCGGGTTGTTAGCAGAGTTTGGCAAGTAAAAAGCGGCAGAGATTTTTTTAAACTTGCCCTCACGCACCAGCTCGGCAAATTCACTGTCGACCTGTTGCGGTTCGGCTTTTAACACATCGCCCTCTGCCACTAAGCCCTTAATCCAACCATAAGCCGGATTGTCGTGTTTCGGGTGCCCGATCACTATCGGCGCTTCGTGGTACTGAGCGCTGTAATTGGCAGCGATGGTTTTTAAATCATCGGCGGTAATGGTGACAGTGTTGCCGTTAGCATCTTGTCTGGTGCCGGCACGAAAGATTTCGATAAGTTCCATAGCGTCTCCTTTGAATTAATGACGCTAGTGTAGCGATTGGGCATATAAATTGATTTTAAAGCCCTTTAAAGATTTTAGATGGGAGAGTGAGAAAGAAAAAAAGGAAAATAACGGCAGAATAGATTTTTAATATCGTTTAAATGCCGTTTAAATCTTTCAGGGTGCGTTTAAATTTTTTCAGATGATAAATTGTACCACCTAAAGCAAAAAACGCCACAGTGTGCGTTTTATGACGTTTTCTAAATTATTTAATTTGCGATAACTGTCGTTGTAACAATGTCGTGGCTTTATTTAACAGTACCGCTTTATCATTGTTATTCACACCTAACCACGGACGAGGATGCAACTTTGTTTTGTGTCCTCGCCCCGTCTTGCCGCCAAAATGTTGGATTCGTGCATATTTGGCATCAGAACCAAATTCCACGCTATTATCGTCGTAATTATAGGCGGTTTTATCGCTTAAATAGCCGTCTTGACGCAAAATCTTCAGGCTTTTGCCTTTTTTACGTTTACGTTCCAATGTTGACTTTTCAAGCGACTTCCACTTTTTGCCGTCTGGAGCCACTTCTTGCTTAAAGCGTTCTTTGTGGATTTTTTTTAGTGTTTCACCGAGTACGCCATAGAGTTTTTTAGGGTGTTGTAACTGAATTGCTATTTGCCTTAATTCATTACTGGCGTGGTCATCAAGGGTAATTTTGATCACGATATTAATCTCATCTAAAATAACGTAGGGTAATAACACCCTAACTACATAAGGAATAAAGTATGTTAGTAAATGGAGAACAAGCAATAGGTTTAGTTTATGATTTATTATTTGAAAAGAAATGGCTAGTCGAAAAGGCAGAAAAATTACCACTTGATCCACTTTCTGAAAAAGAAGCGGTAATGTTTCTTGCGACACTCGATCAACAAAGTGAAACAACTTGGCTACAGCTAACCCCTAATCAAAGATCAACTGCAAATGGTTTGATTATGGATTTTATTGCTAAATGCCTAACCACTAGCCGAGAATGGAATGTACCTGATGATTTATCACCACCAGAACAAGCCATTCATATTTTCAAACAAGAAATTGAACGTAGTCATTTTTCTCTTTTAATTTTAAACTAACCTGCTCACGCATTGCGTTAATTTTTTCTAATGGCAAAGCGTTTTTTACTTTAAAAGCCTTTTCGGAGGCTTTTTCTTTTTTAGCCATTTTGTTCTCCTGTTGATTAAAAAATAGTTTAGTTGTATAGTGCAACAAATCCGCAGGGGGTTTCCTACTGGAAAGGTTACGCTGCAAAAAGGGGTATTATCCTGTTCGAATCAGGCAAACCTGCGGTTTAATCTAGACTTCCCCATAGCAGTTTAAAATCATATAACGCAGAAAAATCTTTCATTACACTTGCCGTTCTTACCAAATTTAATTTCGCTTTATATTTTTTACTGGTTAACTGATCTTTTAATATTGCTTCATAATCCATCTTAACGGCAACTTTCCCCTTATCGGTATCATAAACAAATAACAACACATCACTTGCTTTAACGTTACGTTGTTGCTCTTTGGTTTGTAACAAAATTGCCTTAGGATTTCTTAATTTCTCCGGCAACTGCCGCCAAAACGCCACAGGCAAGTTAATCCTTTTTTTCTGCTTGCTGTCGCGTAGTGCGTGTAAAATATCTTCATCTCGTACAGCAATCACGGCAGATTGCGGTGCTTTCTCTAATGCGGTTAATTTCTCAATCACACTTTCATTGATCACACCGACATATTTCATTTGCCCACGTGCGACTTTTTCTGTTGCGACAGTATCGACCATATCCGCCATCGACGCATTCAACATCGCTATCGCTTGCGGACGTTTAGCAATGACATCATTTAACAACAAACTTGCAAAACGTGGCTCGGCGGTGGTAAGTTTTTGCATTAACAAGCTATCAATGTTTTGCATTCGCCCCGTTTTGAGATTATCAAAATTATGCGGTGTAAAACCGACATCATAACCTTTTGGTACATTCACGCTTCGTGGGTTGCCGCTACGCACACCAACCAACTTATCTTCAAATTCGATTTGCACGGGCGGCGATAGCGATTTTCCTGCGGTTTTTAAATCGTCATCATCGTGCGCAATCACAGTGCAGTGGCAACCGTAGGCTTTAATCGGGTAGTAGTAACGCCAGAACGGGTCGTTTGCCGGTCTAATCGTGCCGTCTAATTGCACGTGAAACGGTCGTGGGTGAGCATTATCATTATGTTGATATTCCCAATAGGGCATCACATCAGCAAGATCTAAATGCTGTTGCAATCGTCCGCGGTTATATGCCGCATAAACATTCGTATCGTAAATAATCCGCGTACGCCAATTGCGCCCACCCTTATACTGCCAACCGGTTTTGGCGACAATCTCATCAAAGCGCTTACGAAATCCCTCAAGGGTTTCGCCTCGTTCAATCGCTTCGTCCACCGCCTGCCGGAAAGCCAATAACACTTCATTGCGATTGGCTCCTGCCACCATAAAAAAGTAGTCGTGTTCTTCGCCTAACACGTCTAAATAGCTGTTGGTCGGCAGATTGAGCTTCTTCTCAAAATAGCGGACTTGTTCTTTAAAGCTAAAGCCACTTTGTACCGTCATTTTTTCACTTCCTCCGCCACGCTATAACGTCCAGCCAATTCAGCGGTGGTACTTGCCCACGCCATTACTTTAGCATATTCGGCAAAGGTCAGCTCCGGAATAAGGCTATCAAGTTGGTTACGAAAATCTTCCAAACTCTCCGCTTGTGAGAGTTTGTCCTGCACCTGTTGCAACCAGCTTTCGACATAAGGCTCACCCTCCACTTCGAGCTGTTCAACAATGCCATCGGCGATATTTTTTGGCATTTCTGGTTCGGCAAACTGGGCTTGTGGCTTATCAGCATCTTCAGCGACTAACTCAATATCACCCTCTTCAAAGTTATATGTTCGTTGTAAATATTGTTGAGTAAACTTCACACCAACACGTGATAAAATTTCGTCCCGTTCTGCCTGCAATTTATCCACGCTTTCTTGCTCAAACAGTTCAAATTTTGGCAAGGTATCAACAGTAAAATTAAGCTCACAAAGCCAGCTTAAAAGCTGATTAAACACGCTTTCAACTAAGCGAGCATCATCATCGCGAATATCTTCCAACACTTCCAGTCCAGCGGTAGCACTGGCACGATTACTATCAGCTTCGGTCGTTTGGTCTTGCCCTAAAATGGCAACACTAATTTCTGATTTACAGTAACGCAAAAAGTCATCAAACACTTGTGAGCTGCCGCCTTTGCTGGCACTTTCCAATAAATTAATTGAGCTGTCGTCCGGAATAGCCGCCACCGCTGTACCAAGCATTTGCTCTAAACTGTCTAATAAATCTTCGGTTTCAGTCGGGGTAGAAGTGCGTGGATGTTTACCGACTAACCACGGTGAGCCGTATTTTTCGGTAAATTCCAACCAAAACTTAAACCCACCTTTTTTAAAGGTCGCTGCCCAAAAGCATTTGGATAAATCGCCTTGTCCGTATGGATTTTCATAGGTGGCATCTTGGGTAGCGAGTAAAAATTTCTTCTCCGGCAAAGCAACGCCTTCCACTGGATTGGCTTTGGTACGCAGTTTTAAGCAGTTATCCTCATCAAACACAAACCATTCCTGTGGTTTAGCCTGAATATCAAGCGGTTGCCAAATACCCTCCGCATAACGCCACACCACCTCCAACGCTTGGTAACCGAACAGGGTAGCGTTGAGAATTTGTGAGATAATGTGATTCAGTGGCAGTTCCGCAAAAATCGCCGCCAGTTGATCATCCACCTGCTGATTGCCGGTCGGGGTTAATCGCCATTCTAAACTTTTGACCGCCGCTTTACGACGACGTACGCAACCGGCAACGTGGCTATCCGCCAACACTTCGCGATAAGCACTGATATCTCGCCCCATCTTTTTTAGCACCGGATCAGGGTTTGGCAAATAATAGCCGATGGCGTAGTAATCTATCGCCTGTGCTCGGGTCGCAATCACGTTGATCATATCCTGTTTTTTATTCGCCATTTTAATATCCCTCCGTCATTCTTTTACTTTGTCGTGGTTTACGGCTAGACGCTTTCACCGGCAGCAATATCGCCTCATTAGCAGCCAATAGCGCCAAAAAACACGCCCACGTGCGGTCAGCGTGGCCGCTACTGTCGTTTTCCGCCACAAAGCGAGGTTGCCCCGTTGAACCTGTGACTTTTTTGAGCTTGTGCAAATCTTCACGCAAGGCTCTGTCGCCCTGCGGAATGCGGATTTTTCGGTCTTCAAACGCATTTTTGCCGATTGTTGCCATATTTAACTTGGTTGCTACATTAAATAACACCCCTTGCACCCGTTGCTTGCCGTGTTGATATTGGGCATCTTCCACCATTTTTTCGCCCATACCAGTCTGGTCGAGGTTGCAGGCAATCACGTTGTAGTGGTGCATTACGTGGTCAAGCTCGGCGAGTTGCTCGCGCAACGCCACACGTTTCAAGGTAATAATTTCCCGTGTCCAATAGACATCACCGACCAATTCGATCACCCAAATCACGGTTAAGTCACCGCGCACCGCGATATCCATTCCAACAAAGCACGGGTTGCCGGTGTAATGCTCCGGTTTGCCGGCGAGCGGGTGTTCAACGCCATCGATTAAATCGTAGCTTAGCCAGCTACTTGCCTCGTCGAGCCACTTAAGCTCAAATTCCTGCGCCCACGCATCCTCATCATTTAAGCCTTTACGTAGCTGTTCAATATCTCGCGGTAAGCCGTCAGCGACCGCTTGATAAATATCGACCGTATGCCGTGACCATTCGGTATTGGTTAAATCGGTCATCAATTCATAAAACTTGTTGCCTTTGCCGTTCGGGGTACTGACTACGCGCAGTTTCCAGCCGGCGGAAATCACCGGAAACAGCGCTTTCCAGATCTCACGGCTGTCTTGATGAAAAGCAAACTCATCTAAAAAGACATTGGCACTAAAACCACGTGCGGTGTCTGGATTTGCTGGTAGAGCAGTAATTTTTGAGCCATTAGGGAATATCACCTCTAACGCGTTAATCGTCGGGCTAAACGGCACTTCCGCAATTTCACACGCCACTCCGACTGCCTCAAGATGACGTTTTACTCCCTCGTTAATCGCTTCTTTCGCTTGGCGTTCTCCGCGCGACAAAATCACCCAGCGAGTCTTTTCGCCTCGTGCTTCCGCTGCCAGACAATCCAGCACAATTTCTAATGTAGTGGTAAAGGTTTTGCCGGTCTGACGGGCAAACATTGCCACTTTGAAACGACTGTTATCCTGTAGCCAACGCTGTTGATAGCCATACAATAGGGTGTTAGTCGCTAATGCCATAAACCGCTCTCATCATTTTTTCCACGTCGGCAATCGCTATTCCGGATTGTTTACCGGCTTCTTCGACCGCTTTGGCGGCTTGTGCAATCACATCTTCACGGATTTCTTTTTCGCGTTTATAGTTGACTGACTGTGCTTGCTCAATGCGTTGCGCAACTAACGCTAATTGCCCCAATACTTTCGGGCTAATTTCTTTTCCCGATTCGCTCATACTCATTGATGTTTCAAAGGCAAGCGTTTTAACAAACTCAAGCAATAATTTACCGACGTCGCTATCGGGCATTTCGCCAAGCTGCTTTGTCCACACTTCCGCCATTTGTCGACTTGCCCGAATTTTTGCCCCAAATTCTTCCATACGCGAGGCATAGCGATTTAAGCCGGTACGACTTAATTTCATTTCCGCCCCTAGTCCCGCTTCATCAATCAAACTGTTGATATACTCAAGGATATCTTGTTGACTGTGCGATTTATCGCGCAAACGCAATAACAATTCTTGACGGATATGAGGTGGCAATAAATCCACTTTTGAGGCACGTCCTCGTGTTTTTTTATCACTCATTTAAACCTCCTTTAAATCGGGTTTGATGTCGATTTAAATCAGCGCAACAGCGGCTTTTTGACGCCATACACTTCGGTGCGACCTTGCACCACGTCCAAACCTCGGGCGGTCAGATAGGCGACATAACAGCCGGCGATGTCTTTCAGCTCAATCAACCCTTGCTCTTTTAACCAAAGCAGATGTGAACGCACTTGGTCACGACTGATGCGGTGTCCGTATAAGTCTAGGCAATCTTGTAAAATACTTTCGTTCGCATCGTTATTCGCTTCCACTAAAGAGCGTAAAATCACTAAGCGTTGGTCTTGTGCAAAAATATTGTACTTATCCATTTTTTACTTCCTTTTCTATCAACAGTTGTACTTGATGGCTTAAGCCCTCAACTTTAGTAGCGATTTTGTCGCTTTTGCCGTCCAGCTTTGCCATTAAAATTTTGATTTCAGCAAGGTCGCTGGTGGTTGGCAAATCCTGCACTTTGGTTTCCAGTGCGTCCAAGCGGTGTTCGTTGGTGCTGACTGTCTGTTTCAGGCTGTGCATTTCTTCGCGCTTGATATATTTACTGTCCATTGTCAACCTAACAATAAACCCAACAAAACCGGCAACAGAGAGGATAATTCCCCAATGTTTTTGCACCACATCAAGGATTTCTGCCATTTTCAGCCTCCTTGCTGCAAATTGCACGATAGGTTCGGTTATGCACCCATATTTGACGCAAGGTTTCAGCGGTATCCTGTCGGCTGGCTTTAATTAAGCCAAAACCGGCACAACTACTATTAATCACGTAAGTCGCCGGCTTGCTGCAAGCGGTCAACAACATCATCACGGCTAACGCTACGGCTGTTTTCTTCATTTTTCGCTTTCTCCTGATAGTTTTTAATTTGCGCTTGCGATATAGCTTGTTGCTGTTTAAGCTGCTCAGCAATTTGCTGATAAGCGGCGATTTGCTTTTTCGCTTGCACCACTTTTAGCCACAAAAACGCAAACAGCACGCCGAGCAAGGCGATGATGGTTAGCCAGATATAAGCACTTAATGTCATTGTTTATCTCCTTTATTAAGCGCATTTGCAAAGCCTTTTGTCGCCACACCGCCGCCACAAAATAGAGCAAACGTCATAAACAGCTCAGGCGTATAGCTGCGGTCTAAATAGACGCAATAAGTTAAAATCCCTGCCATCAGTAATGCCCCGAAAAACTGGATAAAGGCGGTGGTTGATAAGCGACCGTTGTCGTTGGTAATCAGTTCGGTGAGTTTCATTCTTTTCCCCCGTTGCGCTTGTCGCGCCATAACACATAGCGATATTTGATTTGATCGCCGATACAAACACCGATTGCCTCGCCGATTTTGATGCAGCAGCCGACAATCAAGGTAATCATCACAATCGCAAGTAAACTGATATTCATTTTTTACTCCTTAATCCTGAATCCTTAATCCTTAAATAGGTGGTCTTGGTTAATTACTTCGCCACTGTCGAGCCACGTCCAGATATCAAAACACGGACAATCTTTTAGCCATTCATTCGGGGTAATTGTGCCGTCGCCGTTAAGGTCGGGGCTTAAATCTCGATGCCCGCAAATGCGTGCTTGAGGATATTTGGCTTCTAGCTCCCGCAATAAGCGGTGCAATGCTTGCCACTGCTTGGCGGTGTAGCGTCCGTAGTTTTTGCCGTCAATGGTGATGCCGCCAACAAGACAGATACCAATACTGTTTTGATTATGCCCTTTAACGTGAGCGCCTGTTTCGCCGATTTTGCGACCGGTTTCGACCGTGCCGTCAGTGTCGATAATGTAGTGATAGCCAACGTGTTGTAGATGCGGATTAAAGGTGCGATACGCCCACGATTGACGCTGAAATCCGCGTTGTTGATGCCAGCGATCAATCACTTGCGCAGCAGTTTCGGTTTTATTTCTGAGTTGCTTACCGTTTTGGGTAGCGGAGCAGTGAATAACAATTTTAAGAATGGGTAATGACATAAAAAACTCCCTTTAAACTTGGTTTAAAGAGAGTTTAAAACTTAGCGGTGAGTTTTGATTTTAAAGGGGTTTAAAGATTATGCGCGCACCAAAAAACACCAAGCTTCATAACCATAATCTTTCGCATAAAGTACTTTTTGAGATTTGCCGCGAACTTTTCTGCGTGGTGTACAAACCCATTTAAAGCCCTTAGGTGCAGGTTTATGCTGTTGCATATTGCCTCCTATCCTAATAGAGGTTACCTTCACTTACCTATGGACAATACCATGCAACTTGTTTTAGAATAAGCCACCGTTTTCAAGGTGTTCTTCTTTAGTTGCTAGCCTAGTATTGTGTATAGCGGATGGAGAACTATACAAGTAAGACATACGCCAATATGACTTACTTCCCATAAAAGCCCAGTCATTATGATTGGGTTTTTACATTCCATCGAAATCTAATTCAATCTGTGCACTATCATAAAAACCTAATTTTTGCAATATAAATTCCGCAAAAGTATCAGCTTGCCATTCAGCATCTTCCTGTTTAACAGGAGGAATTTTTGAGTTATGGAGAACGGCTTTGTGTCCAAGAAAAAGATGACCATATTCATGAAATATAATAAACAATGAATCTCTATCCCCATTACACGCTAGTTTATAAGTACTTTCTGGGACAGTTATTGTAAATGTTGTCGGATCGAAATGTCCTCTAATTGGATTATTTCCCCCCCATTCTTTATCAGGTATAACTGATAAACTAATAACAAAATCAGACTGATATTCTATATTTTCAAAAATTTTATCGCATCGCTTTTTCTTCCTCTTATTAATTCCAAATTCATGGCAAAAATTTACTGCCATTGCGATAATTTCTTCTTTCAACATAGGTGCAACCCTATTTCCTCTTAATTCGTATTTATTCATTCTTTCTCCTTTTGTTTGTTAATACGAGTTAATAATTCTGATATTGCTGTAAGCTCTTGAACGGTATAACGAGAATTTGCAAATCCAACGACCAACATTTTATGTTGCTCAGATAAACCATCAAGAGGAACATTTTTATTTGATATATCCGCCAATGCTTGCAAATTAGGAATATCAATACCTCTAGATTTAAAAAAATCTGATATATTTTTTACCCATTTTTTAGGGATTTTTTTTCCACCTGTTTCTAACCCACTTAAAAATGCTGGTGTAGTTTCTAATTTTTTAGACATTGTTAGCAAAGTTTCGTTTGCATCAATTCTTGCCTTACGAACCGCTTTGCCGAATTCTGTAAGTGCCATAGTGTACTCCTTGAGTTGATATGAATGTTATCCTGAAGATAACGTTGTATAGCTTAGTGTTTTTAATTTAAAAAATCAACCAATTTAGTTAAAATTTTTTATAAAAAATCCCGCACGAGGCGGGATGAGATTAATGTTTTAAACAACATTCAGGAATGGGAAACGGATGCCCCTTTCTTGCTCGAATGATTTTGCTCGGATCTTTCTTATCTCGGCGTGACATACGAAAATGAACAGGGCAATGATTCCCACAAGGGCAATTTCTTTCTGTATTAGATGACATAAAAGCGTCCTCTATAAAAGAAATTCCTTGAGCTAGCACGAAATAATTTGTATAATTTCCATCGCTTTTCTAAAAGTCAAGCAGAAAAACACAAATTTATTCCTTGTATTTCAAGGAATTTCGTGATTATGGTCATCATATATTTCGGTCGGCTAAACTTTGATATATGACAACCGCTTTATAACCCCAAATGAGTTTAACTTATTTGGGGTTTCCTCTATCTAGTGGTTAGATAACAGATCTGTCACTAGATGTTACAATAATTCTATCGCTGAAATCGATCAAGATCAAGCGATTGATCGCTAATATCTATTAAGCCCCCTTGTAAAACTTCCTCAGCGCGTCATATTGAGGCGAAAAAGGTTTATTTGACTTTAGGATCCCCTCAAAAAGAAAACGCCGCAGAAACGCTAAAACTTACGTTTTATTTTGCATAAAAATAAGTCATGAATGGTAAATAAGCAAAAATATGCATAAAAAACGCAAAAATATACAATATTGATGAGTTTTTATGCAAAAAAATCCCGCTCTTGGCGGGATTAGCTTTAATCTTGATTTTGCTCTCGCTGTTCTGTCATCGTTAAAATCAGTTTTAAATGATCCTTTTGTTGGCGGCTCGCATCGGCTAATACTGCCAGCAAGTCCGACATACCAATTAAATCAGGTGTAGCGCTATTTTCAGCAATTTCAGTGATATAGCTTAAAAAGTGCAAGGCACCTATCATGCGTTCATTATTTCTTAACAGATCTTCAAATTCAATTCTTAACATAATCCCTTATCCCCATAAATTTAGCTGTTTAGTGGTGTATTGATTCTGGCTTTTAGCTTGAAAAAAGCCGAGTTTAATCATTTGGGTAATTAAACGTTTCACTTGATGGACGCTTAATTCGAGTAATGTTGCTATTTCAGCGGTATTTAAGCCCATTTCTCGATAGCGTTGTAACGCTTTTGCTTTCGGGTGAACGTTTAAAAAAGCGGTTTTTGCCTGTTCTGCCAAACGGTGAGCGTGGTTGGGGTGGGGTTTTGGCGGATAAATGCCGGAATGCTGATAAGTTGCTGTTTGGCTTCGCTCAATTCCGCTTTTAGCTGCGGAATTAAGGCACGCATTTTGTTGTCGTCATCAATAAATTGTTGACGGATTTTATAGCCAATTTCGCTATGCTCCATTAGGCAGAGGTGTTTAGCGGTATCGATAGTAAGGTGATAGTCTTTGACCTCAACATCACGCTCTCCTAGAAAGCCCCTACCGAGACGCTCAATTTTGATCATCTCGATAAAATCAAGGTTTTGACGGAAGTAACCATCTAATAAACGGCGACTAATCCAAGTATCAAAACGGGTTTTAACTTGCAAGACTTTATGCAGTTCACGAGCGTTAATTAAAAGAGTGGTTTGATTATTGATTAAGCCTGTAAAGGCACTGATAGGCAAATTTGTCATTGTTTCGTTCCTCTTGTCAGAGACCCTATTTTTGGTAGGGCGGTCGAGAGCCAAAAACAGCGAAACAAGCTGCGGAGTTATTCCCTTGCGGTATTGTATTCCTCGCACTCTCGACCATTGTTTAGATTTTTTTAATTTTTCTACCGCACTTGGGTATTCTGACGCTCGTGGCGTTCTGATACTCAATTTGCAGGCAAAAAAAATACCATAAATGACGCTTTACGGCTGGCGTGTTTCGCTTTTTTTGGAAGCTTGATCGCAAAATTAACTTTTTTTTCCCTTTGCGTCAAGCCCCAAAAGCGAAAATCATTTAAACATATCAAACTGCCGTTTGGCGACTTCCTCCTTTTGCACTTTCTTCACGATTTGGTAGACCCATTGCATTGATACGCCGTATTTGCGTGCCAGTTCGCGTTGGTTGCTGCCGTTAAAATCGCGCCAAATCGCCAAATCGCGCTCGCTTAATGCAATCAATAACGCTTTGGGGATATAGATCACTTCGCCGCCCCAGTTTTCGGCGATACATTGGGCAAGCTCCACGCCGATTTGTTTGGCTTGGCTATCCTCAAACTGGTATTTTTGCACCAACAGTTCACGCGTATGTTCCGCAAGGTCGAGCAGGATTTCGGGGGCTTTGTCTTCAAACGTGGTGTTGTTATTTTCCATTCAGTGCCTCCTGTTGATGTTTCCACGCCAGCCATTCTGGGTAGGCTTTGAGGTGTTTGATCGGTTGCCCAAATTGGTGCAGTTGCTCCACCACTAAAATGCGGTTCATTCTGTCATTCTGGTGCTGTTGTGCTTGTGCCTGCTGTGCCGCTTGAGCGGTGTTTTCCGTTGTCGCTTGAGCAGTAACGCTGACAAATTTCGGGGCGTTGGTGTCATAAACCTGTTTTAGGTAGTTATGGTTAGTCAATGCTGCGCGATTTTGGTTGTGACGGCGTTTATCTTGCACCGCGCGCACTGTTTCACTCAAGGCGTGAGCGAGTAAAAGCGACTGTGGAAATAATGCCAACACTTCTTTGATCAGTTTTACCGCACGGCTGTTTGACAGCTGGCTTTTTTCCGGACGGAATAAGCCGATATAGGCGACCAACGGGCGAGCGACTTCTGCCTGACATTGGACGATTAGACCTAATAATTCACGTCCGGCATCGTCTTCTAATAGTTGATCCAAATGGATATCGCTATGGCAAATCGGACAACGACACAGTTTCATTATTTCACCTCTTTTTGTGTGCGCTGTTGCCATTTTTTCAGACGTTCAAGCACGATTGTGCCAAATTTGTAATCTAAACTTTGTACGTTTAGCACAAGCGGTTTATCTTGTTGTTGCAAAATAGGATTAACAACATTACGCACAAAGCTGTTTAATGCATCTTCTGATCCATCTCTAATCACGCCCTGTTTGTGCATTTCAATCCAAACTGCGCGGATTTTTAACGCAATATCATGCTTTACTTTTGCACTTGATGACGTAGGCGAGTACTTACGCTTGGTAGTACGCTTAAAACCGGCTTGTTCAAAATGGTCGTAGACTTGCATTAACTCATTAATGTTCATCGTTTTACAGCTGTTTTTACCGGTTTCGTTTTGCAAAATCATTCGGTAAGTTTCTTCATCAATGCCGAGCTTATGCTTGGCAATATGAATTAATTGAATCAGTTTTGGTTTGGTGTAACGCATATTTTTTATCATCTCCTAAAACGCATTATGAACGCCTCTTAATCTTTATTTAAAAGGCGTTTAAATACACTTTAGTTTTATAAAAATTCTTCCAATTTCGTTCCTTCGGTAAATTCCAAAATGGTGAATTTCGTTATTCGCTGTAGTGCCTCGAATTGTTGATTAATATAATCATCAAAAATCCAGGGCTTAGCCGCTTCATCGCCATTTAAGCGGCGAGCTGTGCGATTAAATTCACTCCAGTACATTGAGCGAATATTTAAATCACTATCAATTTTAAACTTATTATTTAAGTAAGAAATTTTAAGCGACTGTACTTCAAACCCTTCATCTAACGCTTTGCGTGCTTTCTCTTTACCTCTTTCAGTATTAAGGTGTTTACAACTTAAATAGGCTTTTTCGTCAATATTGCTACGTTTCAAGGTCGCTTCATTTTCAAAATACAATCCTGAAAATAATGGGGTGTTATGTTGTAAAAACTGAGTCAGTTTTTCGGTTAAGCCCAATTTTTCTTCAGAGACGATAATTGACTTCACTCCAATTGAGCCAAACACTTTAACAAGCTGACTTAATGCTAATTTGGCACGTTTACTATTGTTATTCATCATCAACAATTGCGTACTTGTGTCGTAAAAAACGTTATAAATTTCGGATGATGGTGGTAATAGCTGATACAATTCACTCAATGCCAGCAATTCAACATCACCTTCTGATGTATTCTCGTCACGCAGTTTAATTTCATAGGATTTAGTTGCCAGTAAGGCTGGTGTAACCTGTTTGAATTCCGCTCGAATTGAAAAGAATATACCATCATCTAATTCGTGGATTTTCTTACCTGTCATCGGATTTTTTAAAATTTCATACTTAACATTTTGGCAATCCTCTAACACTGCCTCGTCCAATGTTTGACGAATATTCTCTACAGGAAATGCAATGCTATACACGCCTAATGTAGTCATTTTTATAAAATCACTGTTTTTCATATCTTTTTCTCCTAAACAAAATGCACAAATTTAAAATTCACTTCTGCTTCTATTAATGCTTCACGAGCAGTACGCAACAATAATACCGCTTCGTTAAATTCGTCATCCTTGGCGTGATTTGCAGCAAGCTCAATCAATTCTCTTAATTCATTGAGACTTTCAAACCCTTTCTCTTTGTGTTTTGGATTTATCATTCTTCACCTCTAAATGGTCGCACTGCCATTCGGTTGCAAAATTTGCTTCGTTCAGTGGCATATTCGCAGTTGATCTCTTTTTTTTGCTTTGCCGGAGGCAAGTTGCCAATGCAGTGCGGCATCGTGGTATTGCTGTTTTTTCTCCAACTCCGCTGCTTGTTCGGCGTAGTCATAATAGGCTTGGTTTTTCATTTTTTGCTCCTGTTTTGATAGTTAAAACACTTTATAAACACACCTTAAATCGGCTTTAAAGTGTGTTGAAAAGGGTTTTAATCTACACTTCCAGTTCACTGCTATCAGGTGTAACTTTTTTGCCATTAATCACAAGATCTAGCCCTCGATGCTGTTTCAATTTATACGCGGCTCTTGCCGCAATTGTTGCCCCTTTCACTAAATCTGATACGTTTTTGTTTTCCCAGTCTTTTAGATTTCGGACTTCAAAGAACGCAATCACAACAAGGAAAGCATTCGCAGATGAAAGCAATGCCATACCCAGCTGAACATGGATAAATAGCATTGGGATGCTCGCGATGACAAAAATAATCATCAGTATCGAGAAAAAGAATTGCACTTTTCTCTCAATCTTATCTAACATTGCCTACACCCCCGCCACATCTAAACTAATTGGTTGATATTGGTCGCTGTCGCCAATACGTTCATAAACTCGCACATAGGCTTTGGAGTTGACCACTTGCACACTCTCACTAATCGCTTGCATTGCATTGAGCCAGCGCGGATCTTGAATATCCACGCGGCGTAAGCCTAAAATGCGGCTTGTGTTTAAATTTCCCTCTTTATCCACATTAAAAGCGCGTTCAATTAAGGCTTTGAGTTCAGGACGTGAGCCTGCTGACCATTCGTTTAGGCATTCATCAATCAGGGCTTTTGCTGCTTGAATGCGTTCATCGAATTGCAAATGGTCATTAATGGCACGCTGGATTTTGTATTTGCCGTCATAGCTATAGAGCGTGACATTGCCTTTGTTGCCGCCCAATTTTGCACCGTATTTTTCGGCGGATAGCTCGACAAAAGCCTGAATATCGCCAAAAATACCGCCTTTAAAACGGCTGATTTCCGTGTTTAGGGCTTTGGCTTTCTCTACCCATTCTTGCACCAGGGCATCGCGTTCTTTGTCAATCTCTTTCACCAGCTCTTCGGGCGTGAGGTTGCCTTTTGCGTCTTGCCAGTAGGTTTTGCCGTCAATGGTTACTTTACTCATCATCTTCTCCTGTTAGTTCAAGGGTATGGTTATTAAAATCAGTATCGGGGTAATGTTTCTTAAGATATTCGTAAATCTCTTGCTCCTGTTCCGGACTGAGCGGCGTTTGAAATTCGCCGTGTTCCCGTTTCCACTCTTCATTCGCTTGTTGTTGCCAACATACTTGATCATTGTCGGCGCATTGGGCTGTCGGTGCGTTGTTTTCTTGTTGGCAGGCGGTAAGTAACACCGCCAACCCGATCATCATTAATCTTTTCATTGGGTGCCGCCTTGCAATTTCATTTTTGCTGAATAAATCCAGTCGTAATTCAATGGTTGGTTTTCACTTTTCGCACTGATCCACGCCAAACGTAAAATTTGAGTCAGGATGCGTAACCCACCCCCTTGTTTGCAGATACTGCTAAGGAGAGCAATTAACTTCTTATTTTCGCTGTCTAATTGCCACGCCTCTGCGATAGCAATAATGTCTTCCACTTGACTTTCTTTTATGCGTTTGTGATCAGATATTCGTGACCAAAGACGAGCATATTCGTGTGTTTGATGCATGCCACCGCGTAAACGGGTATATACTTTGTCATTGCCAATTAACACAAACCCAATTTGACATTGCTCTTGAATTAAGCGAATTTCTTCTAAGGTTTCATAAGGGAGATGATCTGCTTCATCAACAATAAATAACCCCTTGGTGTCGGTGAGTTTTTTCACAATTAAACGAGATAAATTCCCTTTTCGTTTTGACACATCATTTAAACCAAGCTCTAATGCCATTTCATACAGCGTTTCGCTTAAACTTGCCCGACTTGGATTGGCTGTAATCATCCAGACATTAGGATTTTGCTGTTTATAGGCTTTTGCAGCAGTGGTTTTCCCCACGCCGCTTGCTCCATAAACCGTCGCCATTGTGCTGAGTAAATGTGCGTAACGTAACGTTTCCATGACGTCTTCTGCTGTCGCTGTTTTGATAAAATCAGGGGCAACCATAAATTTCGCTTGGCGTTCTTGGCGATGCTCTAACCAACCAAGTAATAATTGAGTAATTTTGTCGACATTCCCTTGATATTTTTCATTTAAGTAACTTGATAGTGCCCCGCTGGTTATGCCAATTTCTTTAGCGAGTTTTGCTTGACTTATTTCTGCACTTTCAATAATTTGCTTAATTTGCTCAATGAGGGTCATGGGTTAATTCTCCTGTTCTCTTAATAATTGGGCATAAATATCTAGCCCTTTGTTTAAATCGGTTTTCTTGGTTGGTTTGAGCTGATAATGCTCATCATCAACTACTTTTAATGCGGCACTACCGTCAAACGCTGGCAATGGTTTAATTTGTCGTGGTTTTGCAAGATCTGCATCAGGGACATCAACAAATTTTTTGCGATACTGTTCATATTCCGCAGCAGATGCTTTTTCTTGTGTATCAAGCAGTTTTTTCACGAGTTTCCGTTCTTGTGTTTCAAAGCGACGTTGTTGTCTTGCTCCCTCCATACTGTCAAAGGCAACTGTTTCTTCACATTGTGCATCACACAGATACACGCCATTTAAATCATAAACATAGACAGTGCCGTGTAAGTCGTCAGGATCGAATCGCACAACTACTTGCGAATACTCACCACCCTGTAAAGCAGGTGAGTAGTAGCGATTTTGTTGTCCGTTAATGCGATATCCTGCTTTCAATTTAAAGCAGCCGTGTTTATCCACTTTAGTGCTTTCACCTAACATCATCAGCTGTCTAAGTTGTTCTTCACTTGGTTTAACAGCATCGATTTTTGCGTAATCTCTTATCCAAAGCTCATCAGCACTGTAAACCCCTTCCCCTAGTTCAGTTTGTCGACCTTTTTTGCTGTTCCAAAGCCGTACACCCTCTTCAACCACTTGCAAAAATAACGCTTTATTTACGCCTTTTTTGTATTGGTAATCTTCAGGACGATTAATGACATCAAAGCCTGCAAAATAACCTTCTAATCTAGGATCTAAATCAATGTAACTTGGTAGAGCATCGCGTCTAAAAGCTCGTTCAATCGGTTTTGCTCGACCATTCCCTCTACCTTTAAACACTAAGGTGCGGATAACTTTAATACCGAGTCGCTCTAACAAACCTTCTACTAAGATCTCTTTGTTACGTTTACCCCGTTTTGTTTGAGTTGAAGTCTGCAAATCAGACGCTGCACGAGTATTATCCATTAAGATTGTTTTTGGTATGCCGTATTGCTTGATAAGGCGTAATGTCGCTTGGCGGATTTGATCACCGTTTTCGCTATCATCGACACACCAAGCTAAAATGCGGCGTGTGCGGACATCTTGCCAAAACCACGTTTTGGGTCTAATTGGTCGGCTGCCATCTTCATACCAATCCACAAAGACGTTATGTTGATAACCATCACCATTAACAATTTCTAAGGCATCGAGATGAGCGACCGTTCTTTTTTGCGGTTTAATAATTTCTCGTAACGTATGTTCACCGCCACGTGCCAAAGCTAATTCTGCAGCACCAATCTCTCGTTTCACTTTACGCTTTAAACCGCTCAAGCTCGGAATTGTCCAACCATTTTCTTCAGCAGCTAAACTGAGGTGGTAGTAACAAGCGTTAAATTGAGGTTGGCTTTTGCGCAGATAAAGTTTTAGGAAATATTTCCACGCTGTATCATCTATTTCGGCATAGCGATTCGCGCTGTCTCGCTCAATGCGATCTAATAAAAGCGGTAGCCAGTTGCCTTGTGGGTGGTTTTTCACCTTATACCACCAGCGTTTTAGGCTGCCACGGCTCACCGCTTCGCCCTCTTGTCCCGCAAAATGCTCAACCACCCGATCCATGGCGTCCATTAATTTAAGACGCATATCCAGCAACCCCTTGAGCTTCATCACCGCATTAAAACGATGTTCGGCACGGCGTTCTTGTTCATTCGTCGCCGAAGCGAGGACGTTCCACGCACTTTCGGTCATTACACGTTCTGGCGCTTTTACTTTTTTGATTTTTGTGTTCTTAAAATCAGGATCTTTGGCTATTTTTTCCTTGAGCAAGATCTCGGCTTGGATGTCTATTGGGAGTGAGGAGAATTCAAATTCTATACCTCCGCCTTGACCTGATCTTTTTCTGCCTTTCCATTTATTCTTTTTGGCTTGATATAAAATACCTTGCACACTATTAGGTAAACAGTTTAAACTTAGGTCTAGTAATTCTTTTGCAGAATAGTGTGTTTTTAAGTGTGCCTTTACCATACATTCACCTTTAAA